GCGCGTACAGCAAGCGGATCTCAACTGCTCACCGGATTTCCGGCTGATTGGGATGAGCTAACACTATATCTTGATGTAACAGCAGTAACCGGCACAACACCAACACTTGATGTGATTTATGAAGTGTCAGACCCGCAGGGCAACTGGTACACACATACATCTTTAACCCAGGCAACAGCAACAACAACAGAGAGAAAGGTAGCGACCGCTCCAATCGGAGTTAATGGGCGCATATCATGGACTATCGCAGGCACAGACACCCCTACATTCACGTTTAGCGTGGGACTAGAGGCAAAGCGTACCGGCGCAAATTAATTTAACAGCCAACCAATCAGGAGCTTAAAATGGAAGAAGAAACAAAGAAAGCCGGACGACCACCCGCCAAGGTGAAGTGTGAAGTAGTCCGCAAACTATTTATTGATGGCCCGAAAGGCTACGCTGTGCCAGTATCGCCTGGTGAGCTGAGTCATGCCGAGCTGGCAGAGAACGCCAAACGCCGCAAGCAGGGCAAGACTGAAATCAAGCCAGAGAAAGTCTTTATTGAGCTTGATCGAGATATTGCCGTAAAGATGCAAGAGGTCGGAGCGGTTAAAGTAGTCCTATGAACGACATAGTTACCAGAGCCAATTATGATTCATCTACCGATACGACAACTATCGGAAGATTCCAAGATGTTGAGCCGATTATTAAAGAGGTCAAGGATCTAAAGGAGGTCACAGATGGTCGCGGTAACACCATTAGAGGTTATTTTGCGGGCAGGATTCCAGCCATCATTGTTGAGCAATACTTAATAAAGGCTGGGATCAAGTTCGATGAGTTTATCAGGGATGATATTCACATTAAGCGCATAATGAATGACCCTGACTATAAACAGTTCAGGGTATTTGAGGGCAGGATATGAGTATAGCCAATTACGGAGAGTTAAAGACATCCATCGCAAACCATTTGCACCGGACAGACTTAACCAACTTAATCCCTGATTTCGTGATGTATGCTGAATCAGTTATAGGCAATGATCCAGATCCATCGGATATGGAAGTTTTGCCTGGGATTCGGACAAAGAATCAAGGAAAGCGAGTCACGGCCTCGGTATCAACTCAGTATTTTGATATTCCGACCGACTTACTAGAGCTGAGAGATCTTGAAATGCAAGGGAACACCATCTCCCCTCTAACTTACCTATCCCCCAAGGTGATGAGCCAGAAGTTCTTAACAGCTTCAGCCGACACACCAAAGTTTTACACGATTCACGGCGATGAGTTTCAAGTCGCGCCAGTTCCAGACACTACCTACACAATAGAGGTGTCATATACCGCCAGATTCGCTGCATTATCAAATGACGCGGACACCAACTGGTTACTTACAAATCACCCGCTGATATACGTCTATGGCTCCTTAATTGCCGCCTCTGCTTACCTAGAGGAGGACGCTACCAAGTGGGCCATGATGTACAAATCTCTCGCCACAGGCATCAACGGGGCCGAGAAAGGGCAATATGGAGCGCAACTAAGCGCCCGACCTATTACCGCAACACCTTAGAGGCTCAAAATGGGACTAGAAAGCGTTACTTATATATCAGATCTGGATACGGCTAATCCAGCAGGCACAGACCTAAAGAGTCTGGGCGATAACCATATCAGGAACTTAAAGACTGGGATTAAGAATACGTTTCCTAATATAACTGGAGCCATGACGCTGACTCATACGCAGCTCAACAAGGCGGCATATTTCGACTCAGGAACCAAGATGATGTTCTTGCAGGCAGCAGCCCCAGCAGGCTGGACTCAGGATAATACTGTAAACGACAAAGTTCTTCGTATTATTGATAATACAGGAACAGGGGCGGCTACTGGCGGCAACTGGACTTTAAGTGGAATGTCAGTTGATGGGCATGCCATTACTATCTCTGAAATGCCAGCCCACACTCACTCGGAGGTAGGATGTACTATTACTTCTGGATCTACAGGGTCTTTTGGGGGCGGATACACCCCGCCAACATCAACAACCACAGGATCAACTGGAGGCGGAGCAACCCATACACACGGCCTTACCAACTCCACATGGCGTCCTGCTTATGTTGATGCTATCGTTTGCGTTAAGAGCTAATGAATTATAAAAAAGCATTTAAGTGCAGCAAATGCCCGCAATCTAATACTGGTGACGGCTGCCCTAATTGGCTTGAGTTTATGCAAACAAACATCCATACCGGAGAGGATAGGCTTACAAAGATGTGTGGATACCAAGCTATGCCAATGTTTATGACTGAGGTTATCAGGGCATCAAACAGGCCAGCGGCGGAGATCGGGGCATTAAGAGGCGATATGATTCAGGCTCTAGCTAATAGCGCCACGCATCCAGACATGAAGGTTTTAGAGCATGATTAAATCATTCAAAAATATTGCTTCTGTTGGCATAATTACAGATATAGATCCAAGGGCGCTCCCTGAAAACGCATGGACTGATGGGGTTAATGTTCGGTTTTTAGATAATGGCCTTGAAAAGTCAAAAGGTGAGGCGGAAATATTCACAGCTCCAGCGGTAGATCCTTACTGGCTAATGCCATATACAGGTGCGGCAGCGTATTGGATATATCCTGGGCTTGCCAAGGTATACGTTACGGACGGCGTAACTAATACAAATATCACAAGACAAACAACCGGAGCTGATGTTGATTATTCGGCAGATCCTGACGTTGGATGGAGTGGTGGAATAATTGGGAATATACCCATCATTAATAATGGAATTGACGATCCTCAGATGTGGTCTCCAGCCAGTACAGCGACAAAGTTGCAGTCGCTAACGTGGGCCACAGGCCAGACGTGGATCTCCCAAGGCAACACAGCAGCAATACTACGACCTTTCAAACAGTTTCTTGTTGCTCTGGATACTACTGAGTCAGGCACTAGGTACAAGCAGAGGGTGAGATGGTCTCATCCCGCTGACTCAGGTGCCGTTCCATCCACATGGGATGAGACAGACACCACAAAAGATGCTGGATATTATGATATACAGGAGGGTGGCGGGACGTTGATCGACTGCTTGCCACTGGGCGATACCAATATTATATATAAGGAAAGCTCAACTATTGGAATGCAGTATATTGGCGGTCAATTCGTTTTCCGCTTCTATAACATATCAGAAGATAATGGGATCTTTGCAGCCAGATGCGTCAAACCATTTTTTGGCAAACACTTTCTAGTCACCAAGGGAGATGTCGTTGTTCATGACGGCAATACATTTGAATCGGTAATAGATAATCATAGGCGTAAAGAATTATTTAGCCTTATTGATGCAGACAATTACCGCAGAACTTATGTCGCCCCAAGCTATCAAAATAGCGAGATGTGGATCTGCTACCCAACTATAGGAAGCGCATTCCCAAATAAGGCGATGGTATGGAATTACAAAGACAACACATGGACAACCAAAGATCTGCCGCAAGCCAAGCATATTGCATATGGCGTTGTTGACGCTGGCGGCGCTGACACATGGGACACAGATTCTGGCACATGGAATCTTGATACAGCGAGATGGGATTCTGCTTCGTACAATCCATCGTCATTAAGAAATCTTATTGCTGGTATAGATAAATTCTATTTAGCAGATGAGACAGAGCAGCGGGATGGCGTTGATATGGCCTCCAGGGTTGAGCGCACAGGCTTAGACTTTGGTGATCCTGACAGAGTTAAGTACATCAAGCGGCTATGGCCTAGAGTAGAAACATCTGGAGACATCACTATATCAGTAGGGTCGCAAATGGAGCCATCTGACGCCGTTTCGTGGAGTGATTACACCTACTCATCAGGCGACAGTAAGGTTGATGTTGATGTGGCAGGCAGATTTATCGCCATTAAATTCAGCTCAAACACTAACGTAACGTGGACTCTCAACGACTTTGATGTTGAGTATGAGTTTAGAGGTCGATTCTAATGTATATCCCCAATCCGCTCAATGATGGGTCAACGCTCGGCCTATACCTATCCACAGAACTCAACAAGTTAGC